TTGGTCTTCAACTCATCATAAGATTTGTAGAAATTAGGATCGGTGTATTCACCTAGATCGTGCATAGAATTATAAATTCCTTCCAATCTAGATTCGTCTTCACTCAATGATGTACGATCTGAAAACTCAGACTTATCATAGTTACGATAACCCTCAACTTGACGGATCTTGATCTTGAAGTCTGCACCTTCCCAGAAATCAAATGGTTGATATGGTTGCTCATCGGCAAACTGTGGTTGCATTGCATCCATTAGTTTGTCAAAGATTTTCTTACCGTACTGGTACATGAACACCTTACCTTCATTGGCAGGATTGCCAGGATCAGATATCACTTGGATATTAGAGACATAGTGTAACCTACGTTTCTGTTTCCTTGCGGTTTCTTTATCCTCATCGACACCTGAGTTCCATAGTTTGGAGTTCAGTTCACCGACTGGATCTTCGTTCCCAATAGAAGTGAGTGATCTTTCGATGTACCACTTACCAGTTGGGCCTTTGAATCCATGATCCCAATACCGAACCCACGGAAGTTCTTGACCTTCTGCTTGTGGTAGGAATCGAATAACGGCATAACCATTGCCCGCTTTATCAACGGTTGGTTTCCATAGACGTTCATCGTTGTAGGATTTTTTGTCTGTACTACCACCTGTCGCCTGAGCGGCATCTAGTAGTTTTGAGATAGTATCTCGGTTCTTCTTTAAATTTGCGAATGACATATGCATTCTCCTTTATATTTGCTGAAATATGAATTAATATTATAACACATTATTGCTGTATTGTATAGTCTATTTATAAACTTTTATTCGAAAGATAATTGGTTACCGCCTGGCAATAGGTTTAAAGTTACTGCCTCACCAGCGATCTTATCTTTGATTATGACGGAGATAAACTTTTTGACATCTAATGGATCGATATCATTTTCATCACAGAGATGCACTACTGCATCCATGTATGACATTTTTTTACCTACCACGGTTTGTTCAACCATAGTTGCGAACTTCGTCTTAGTTAGAAAGTTGTTACTCTCTGCTGAATCATTCATCTATCGAATACCCTTAATAATATAGTGTCATTGTTAATACGGCCATTACAAGGATTTGTCTTGGTCGTTAGTGCATTCCACCATTTTCCAATGGCAGTCGGGGTTTTGGTTTGGATCATGCTCAGTCCATCTTCTGGTTTACGCAACCTAGTCTGACGTGATCTTTCTTTATCCCACCCCTGTAAAGTAGTTCCCTTCATTTGGAAACCCTTAGACGATTGTGTCAGATACTCTCCAACAGTCCTCGTTTTTGTATTGAAAACATATAGTCGCATAGACCCAATGATTGACATTGGATTGATCGACGTGAGTTTAAACTCATCTGATGTTTTCGCATACTGCAATTTTGCAACTTGCCTGTCAGCAGTCTTCACTCTCGGAGTTCGGATTGCTCGTGTTGCTTTCTTTGCGAGTATGTATTTCTTTGCATCTGATACCAATGCTTTTATGAACTCGTAATATGCTTTGCGTTCTTTCACCGTCATGTGATTATACGCTTCTACTAGATCTGGAGTCTTTTTCTCCACTAGTTCTCGTAGTTCATCCATTAACCTTTCATAATAATCAAACACTACTCTTGCACTGACGGCAGCCAGTGATACAAGTGTCATCTCATTGTACATATTAAATGACGGTTGATGTGGATATTGATCCACAATGTATTCAACTTCTGCCAAGAACCTTTCGGTTTTCTCTTTCATCAAATCGTGTGGAGTCTTAATCATACCTTTAGGGGGTTTGACTTCATCCAACTTTTTATATGCGGCTGCTTCAACTTCAGTATAGAACTTGAACATGATACCATCAAAGTTCCATCCACTCGGTTGGTCTAACCCTCTTTGTCTCCACAAAATAACTGTAGCTGGTAGTGCATTAAAATGATAGAAATAGTCTGGTGCATTCAACATTAGTTTTTGTTTATCACCAGTATAGTCTTGACGTATTTGACTACGTATGACTCCTGCCACGTCTTTTCGATCTGTCTCAGTCCTGAGATAGTTATTCAAATCGTTAAAAGATGTGTACGGTGCGGCTGCAATACCAGTCTTAGGTGGTGCTTTTCGCGTCTTACGTTTAATTGCCATTATTACTCCTTTAGGGGCATCAGTTCTAGTTCACCGTCTTCGCGTCGTTTGTGTTTAATGTACCCCTCACGACAAAGATGGTTAATCGTTGCTTCAATTGCATCGTCGTTACCTTTTTGTTTCAACTGTGCATAAGCAACACCATAGGCGACAGCAAAGATGCCACCGACTATGATAAATGTTAATATGTATGGATCATCAATCATTAACCAAGACCTATGTTATCACTAATAAAACTTGTGACGTTTCTGACTCGGAACGATCTCCAACCTTTTGCTTTTACATCCCAGACAGATAGAACCTCATGGTTCAATTCTCGGATCTTCTTCATAGACATCGGATCTTGTTTAGTCGCCTTTGGTAGATGACTTTCTTGCAGTGTGCATCTCATCACACGTTCTTCACCGTTTACTTTGGTGAACTTGACTGTTGCAATCTCACCTTCCAGCCAACGTTTGTACTCTTCCCATTTATATCTGAGTTGCTGGTCACTCATATCGTGACCTGTCCAAACGGGTTCGGGTTCTTCAGACTGTTTGATTTTACGCCACTCTTTTAGTTTCTCTATTGGTTCACCTGTTAGGTCATGTGCCCATTGCAAACTTTCTTCCTCAGTCATCATATCAAGTCCATTCATATTCAATTCCATTCATTATCAAAGCGAGTAGTTTCTCGCATAGTTTCACCATAGTATTCATCTGCGTATTTAGACGCATCAGTCCAATGGTTTATATTTACTTTATCATTCGGAACTTTGACAAACTCACGTTTGACTGGATTCCTATTTAAGTGTTCAGTGATTGCTTTACGCTGCATCTTTAACTTTGCGATGCGTTTCTTGCGTTCAGCAATCTCTTTGATTATTCCCAATCTATCTAAACTCATGCAGAAACCTGTACATAAGGCTTGTGGTATTGACCGATATTGATATTTGAATACCAACCAACATCAAAGTAGTCAGTCATAATGTCAGATCTGTCGTGGTTGCCAGTAGACATAGCGGCAAGTAATTCGTTCAAAAACGATTTAATTTTACCTTCATAATGTCTATCAATGTGGTATTGATTAACTTGTGCATATCCGTCACCGTGACTAAAACATCCACTCAAGTCCATTTCACCAGACACGATGTTACAAACTAATGAAGAATGATGTCTAACACTAACGTTTGCTTTCATTTTATACTTTTTTAAGACTGCTTTAATTGCAGGCATTAAAGATTTTTTGTTTTCTTGAGACATATATGCCATTTGAGTGATTCCTTTTCTCTCTGATTACAATTAACAATAACCCATAACGAGTGATTCGTCAAGAGTTATTTTCAAAACAAAACGTTTTATTTTACTTTGTTGCATTATTATCACGCTTCTTCAATGAACTTCTTGAAGTCATTACTAGTTTCTTTGTACCTTCTGGACACAAATTCCCAATATGGTTCTTGATCTTCACCCTTTAATAGCTTCAAACGTTCTTGCAACTGTGCAATTTCGTGTTCTACGTTCTCTATTTCTCCACACATACTCATGTGATTCTCCTAATGTTATACCTTATTGTACGCTGATTCGCCACAGTTGTCAAGTAGAAACGTATAAATAGTTCACAACAAAGGAGATTATTATGTTTAATAATAAATGGATATGGATAAGTATCGCTTTAGTGGGATTGATTGCTCTAATGATATGGGGTGTTGAAGGTGCGATGTGTAAAGAAGCAGTCTGTTAATGACCGAAGTAGAAAAAAGCACGATGACGTGGCGATGGGCGGCTTTGCTTTTATACCTTCTGGTGTGTTTTTACGACTTTTTGTTCGTGCCCGTGTGGTACGGCCTCAATAGGCCAGATATTGCCGAATTTATGCTGATCATTAATGCTACAACAGAACCAATGGTTCAAATGGAATTGATGAAAAAGTTAACAGGACAGCATTCGCCTTTTACGCTCATGGGCGGAGGCTTA